TTCCGCAGGATGGATGGACGTATAACTATCCTACGTATAACCCTGGTGCAGGTATTGTTACGGATTTAACCGCCCCGTATTCGCCTCCTACCGTCTCGATGCAGCGATTCCCTACTGGGCTGGTCGGCGGTAACGGCGGAGGATTCGGGGGGGTTTGGAACGACCTCGGGGGGCCGCATGAAGTAACGTACTATGGATTCTACTTCAAGACAGACCCCAACTATGAACAGCACCCCGTGCTGACCAAGCTAGCCTGGTTTCAGGTCCCAACTAACAACATCCTCGTTGTTATGACGGGACAGTCGAGCTTTAACATCACGCTGGGATGGCAATGGGCCGATGCAGACGCGAATAATTCGCACCTTGGCTTCGTCGGGTCGGGATTTATTTATGGTACTCAGTCTTTTCAGCGTGGACAGTGGATTCTCGTTGAGGTGTTGTATAAGCCTTCGACGACGAAGACTTCGCAAGACGGTGTCTTTAAGTCCTGGGTCAACGGCGCGTACAACGGCGGTACAATGGCGCTCAATACGCCAGACGGGTATGCCACTGGCAGGCTCAAGACCTGGTACGCGAGTAACCTCACCGTTTGGGGCGGCACTGGCAGCACCAAAACGAGAGACAGTAACCTGTACTGGGATCACTGGCGCATTGCCGTAGGCAATAGCCTGTGAGTCACGGACTGAAAGGGCTCTATGGCGGTGTATTACGTGGAGTATGGAACTGCGTGGACGTTGCACGGCTACCAGCTCGTGGACCGCAGTACCGGGCAGTATAAGACGACGCCGACACTGGCAACGGGAGACTTCAAAGTCGAGAAGGACGGAGGGGCGGCAGCGAATCTCACCTCGCTGCCGTCCGTGTCCCCGGCCGGGGGCAGTTCCGTGAGCATTTCGTTCTCAAAGGCGGAACTCCAATGCAAGCAACTGACGCTGCGGATAGTCGATGCGGCAGGCGCGGAGTGGAACGACGACTGCATCCACATATTTACCGTGGGTAACGCCACCGCCCACGAACAATTCAACCGATTCCACGCGACGGTGGCGCTGTCTCCTGCAAGTCGGCAAGAGGTGACGGGCGGAGTGTGGGAGGAGTTACGCACAAATCACCTTGGCGCTGGCTCGTTCGGACAGGGCGTTAGCTCTGTTCAGGGGTCGGTGTCCGGCAATGTAGCAGGGTCTGTTGGATCAGTAGCAGGTAATGTCGATGGTAGCGTCACGGGTTCAGTCGGCAGCGTTGCGAGCGGCGGGATTACGGCCGCGTCGTTTGCGCCGGATGCGCTGTCGGCACCCGCGCTATCAGCGGCAGCAGCGCAGAAACTCGCCGATGAAATCCTCAACCGTAATCTGGCCGGGGGTGGATCGGGGAATTCACGCAATGTCAGAAACGCATTGCGTGGTCTACGGAACCGGGTCAAGAACCAGGGCGGCACACTCTCCATTTACGAAGAAGACGACACAACGATTGCATGGACGGCCGCGACGACGACCGCCGCTGGCGATCCCATGACAGAACTCGATCCGACATAGGAGACATATGGCTGAGACAGAAGTAAACGGTCAGTCTGGTAAACAAGCATATACGCTGGCCGGGGGGGAAACCCCCCGCGCCTACATGCGCGTAGATCTCCGTCAGCTACTTGTCGCCTTGGCCGGTGAGAGGCGCAGTGAAAGTCTGACTGAGAGTTACATGGTAGTTCGGCAGGAGGCCAATGGTACCGTCATCTCGACTACGGCTGCCGTCACCCTCGGGGGTGGGATTGCCAATGACTCTCACCTTCTGGGATTACATATTCATACGGCACTGACAGGTACCTGTGTCATTACTGGCCTGGCAGATGAGACTGGCGCAGCTAAGTCATACACCATTCCAGCCGCCACCATTGGTCCCATCAATTTCTTCGGGGTTAAGAACGCGGCAGGCGCTCTTACTATCACATGCAGTAACGGTGCGGATGATGACAAGGTCATAGCTTTTTGGAGGCCAGCGTAATGGCACGCCCTAGTGTCACATTACCCAGTCTATACTTAAACACGAGACTCCGTCCTGTTGTCTCATCGCGCACGGCTCCGCGCCGGGTTGAAAATCTGCTCGTCGGGCTCAACCCGATCAACTACGGGTTTGAGCGGTACTACAAAAACGCCCTGTCCTCGTGGGGAGATTTTCCGACCGATACCGCCAATGTGACATGGGGCTACAACGTGGACGGGGGGCAGTGGTTCGAGGTGACGGCCACCGCCGGAGGCCCGGAACGTGTGTGGGCCTCGTGTATCTTCGATGCGCGCATCGGAGAGAAATACGCCATATCGTTTACGGTGGATAGTAAAAGCGGGACGCACGGCGGGGCCGGGAACTGTTCGCTGGGCGCGGGAACGTGGTCAGGCACGACCTCGATTAACAATGCGGCGCTGGGGCGGAACGCGCTCATTGTCACAGCGACCAGCACCGCGACCGCGCTGGTGCGGCTTGGGGTGGGAGTGGCCGCAAACAACGGCGCGACCGGCACCATGCGATTTTCAAATGTGATGGTCGAGCGCATTCCGGCTGATCGCGCCTACCCCTCAGAATATGTGTACCCTGGCGAACAACGGGTATTCCCCTACAGCTACTCCACGTCCGTGGTCAGTGGGGCCGTGCAAGCTCCCACCGTGGGGGAGGTGTACGCCATCCCGACACGCTCGGCGGTGCTCATGTTGGGCGACAGTTGGGCGAACGAGATTTGGACCTCACTCAATTTTGGGGATTTTCCCTGGCAAACACGTCGGGCCCTAGGGAATGCGCCCGTGGCAGTGAACGCCTACGGGGCCTCCGGGCACCGCATTGACCAGATCACGGCGCAGGTGGCGAGTGGGGTAGCGCGGAACGCCGAGATTGCGGGGGCCGCCCCCTATACCCTCTGCGTCGCGCACGGAGGCACGAACGATATTGCCCAAAATAAAACGCTCGCGGAGATGCAGACCGCACGGCTCGCACAGATTGCGGAGATTGAGGCCTACGGCATGTATCCAATTCTGGTCACCGTGCCGCCCTACAACGCGGCGAGTGCTGGGCAGCAGACGGTGATGGACGCCTACAACGCTTGGCTTAAAACGTTGGGGTACCCCGTCTACGACCTCTATGCCGATGCCAACAACGGCAGCGGCGACCTGAAAGCGGCGTGGGACGTGGGCGATGGTGTGCATCCGTTACAGACGGTCAACGGTGGTGCCGCCATTATGGGACGGCGTCTCGCGGACCTGATTATGTTGATTGGAGATTAAAGAGGATAGCATGGCTGTTCCGAGTAACTTGACTCCGACACAGGTTGTCACCGAAGCACTGAAGTGGGGCGGACGTACCGTTCCCACTTCGGCGCAGATTACGGACGGGCTGACGCTGTACATGGCGGCAGTCAAGTCGGACTTGCACCGCGTCGCGCCGTGTCATCCTTCGCTGCTGACGCAGACCACGGTGCCGACACAGATCGGTCTGTCGAAATACGACTGGCCGGTCGATGCGGAAGAGATTTCCAGCATCAACCTCATTGATACGCGAGACGAAACGGGATGGACGGGCACCGCGCAGGCGGGCTCGTCCTCTTCGATCACGCTCGCGGCAGGGTTCGACAGCGCGGGCATTGAGATGCGCGGCCGGTATGTCCACAACACGACTCCGGCCGTGACGGGCAAGGGTCAGATCCTCACCTATGACAACACGACGAAGGTGGCCGGTCTGACGACTGTGGACGGAACGGCGTTCGCGGTGGCAACGCCGTACATGATCGAAGCCATGCGGTGGGAAGTCAAGAAGCGTACCTCTTACCACATGAACGCATGGGAGCAGTCGTACGAGTTGACTCGTCCAAGGCAGATGATTATGCGCGGTCGTACGGGAGTCTTCGACAAGGCACCGGATCGCGTGTACATCATGGAGTGGGAGTACTGGGCTGCGCTAGACAGGTTGGACGATGCTGGCGCGGTGTTCCTCCGGCATCTCCGAGAATGGAACGCGCTGTACTTCCAGGGCATTGGCATTCGAGTGATGACACGCTTCGACGAAGACCGGCGCAACACTGAGACGCAGATCTATAACCAGATGCTTGCCGAGTACGCGAGTACGGCGTGCAACATCGTTGACGGTACGTACACGGATACCTAACTCATGGCTTTACGCAATCAAGTCGCCGAGAGTAGTGCTACATGGGCTGATCCAGAACTTGGCATCAATCTGCGCTCCAGCGACGAGAACCTCAAGCCGGGGGAGTCGCGGCTGATGCAGAACTGCGAGTTCTTCGGTAGTGTCCGCCTTCGACGCTCGAACCAGCGGGTGAACTCGACCTCGCTGGGTCCGTATGCGATTAAGGGCGGACACATGTTTTACTTCGGTGGAGCAGCCGCTCCCCAGAAGAAGAACCTCATTGCGTACAACAATCGGTTGAGCGTGCTGTCTGGTGCCGGTGTTGAGACGGTGCTGACTTCCGGTCTGAGTGCGAACAAGAACGTATTCATGTCTACGTGGTCGATCAAGGAGCGGGCGTACATCGCGAACGCGACGAACGCACTGTCGTACTATGATGGAACTACGTACGCGACTCTGTCTGGGACAAACATCCCCATCCTTCGTACGGCCGCTGTGCCGGTACGAGACAGGCTGCTGGGCATCACGAACGACGGCATTGAGCGCACAGACCCTCGATCAGATACCGTGTGGAGTCGAAACAGTAGCTGGGCGACCTTACGGCCGAGTCAGCAAGGCCCATTCACGGCGCTGCATCCAACGACACTCAAGACAGTAGACACGATCTTGGACGGCGCGATTGCTCTCCAAGGTCGTGCCTACTACCTCATTAACGGAACGAACTATGGCGACGATGTCACGGAGTTGGCAGAGCCGGTTGACAACGACGCCAGTATCAAGCTCATTGACGGAACGGTCGGCACGTCCTCGCCGTACTCGCTCTGCACGGTTCCAGGCGTGGGTACGTTTTGGTTTACGTCTGACGCGAATATCTTTTGGATTCCTGACGGTGGCGTGGTTGGTCGGTATGTCGGCGATAAGTTGCAGTCCACGGTTGCAACGCTGGGCCTCAACAATGTTAATTTCGCGGCACTAGACCAAGTCTGGATCTCGTACCATGAACGCATTCTCATGATCGGCATTCCCGTGTACAGCAACCAATACGCGACGGTCCAGTTTTGGATGGACATGCGGAGTCTGATGGAGCATCCAGACCGAGGTCCTGTGTGGTATGGCCCTATGTTGGGGCAGTCCATTGGACGAGTCTGGAATGCGAACCAACAGGGCGAGAGTGCGCTGTACGGAGGCGAAGGAAATCCCGGCGCGGGAGCCTTCGTGTATACCATGCGCGTCAACGGTCGGTACATCGACGCCAT